AACCAAGTCTTTCGACCATACTTTTAGGAATATCAAAACCAACTTTACCATCTTTCATTGTGGCTAAATTTGAAACAAATTCTTTTTGTTCATCATTTAAAGATGGGAATATGTCTAATTGACTCATCGCTTCAAACTTGGCAGCCCCTTTAACAGCCATATTAGTTAATTCACCCATTGATATACCTAAAGCATCAGACATAGCTTTAGCACGTCTTAAATTGACTCCTGTTACTTCAAACCTACCTTGTTCAACATTATATGTTGCTAAACTTCTAGCTGCACCAATAATACTTGTTTGTAATGATTCAACATTGTTTGTAGCATCATACATTAATTTAATTGGGTCACCTAAATCACCAAACGCACCTCCAACAACTTGTAGATTTGCAGCAAGGTTAATTGCACTTTCTGGATCATATAATTTATCAGCAACCTTTAGCACATCATCCATATTGATTTTAAGTGATTGTGCCTCTTGGACCATTTTACCTAAACCTTTAATTCCGTTTTGGAATCCGTATGCATTTAAGCTACCTAAATTTTTAATTAATGTTTCAGAAGTTGCTTTAGCGCTTAAACCTAACTTTACCGAATCCATACCTATGGCTGTAATTGATTTAGATGCATCATCTAAACCTATACCAACGTTTCTAAAGTTTTCAGCATTTTCTAAAATTGTTTTTTCTGCATAGATAGACATTCTTTCAGAGTTTTCCATTAGGCTTTTTACTGCCCCTAATGTATCATCTGTAGATGCTCCAGCTTCTTGAGCTGCAATCATGGCAACCCTAACTGATCTCATCATGTCTGTTGCAGCATCCCCCACATATCCTCCTGCACCTCTAACTCGTTCTAGTAATTCTTTGTCTAATTCAGCTAAATCCCCAAGTATGGCTTCACCACCTTTTAATGCACCATCTAATACACCTTTTATAATTGTTACTGGATTAAGTGAAGCGCTTTTGGTAATACCCTCAAGTATTGCCTTACCTGTACTTGTACTAATTCTACCTAATGTATTTACTTGTTGGTCAATAAAACCGGCACCTAATGCATTAATAACACTACCAGTACCACTAGTGGTGCTTGTTGATCTAGATGATCTAGCTGCTTTTGATGCTACTTCATCAATAGATTTTTGATACCTATCTGCACCTGCTTTTGCATCATCATCTGCGATACCTAAACTTTTGAGATACTCATAAAACCCTTTTCTATCTTCTGCCATATTATATAAATAGTTTTATCCGTTATTTTCTAATAAAGCATTAATGATATTACTTCTTTCGTGTATTGGTAATATTAATATGTCTTGATAGGTAAATCCTTTTGTTAAAAGAAATAAAATAATCTGTATTTGGTTTTTCTTATATTCCGTAGAAGGGACGAAAAAACTCCACCCCAAAGTCAACCAAAACTGGGACTTTTTCTCCTGACGGGGCGATTACATCAACTATTAGGTCTAAACCTGGTTTATTTTCAGAAACAAACTTTTTAAAATCTTGTGAATCTTTGATTGGTAGATTTTGAATAAATTGATATATTGCCATTTGATCTCGCTGACCATCAACAGATTTAATCATCATTTCAAGTTTTTTAGTGTTGAGTGGTGAAACTGTTGTTCCGCTTGAATCTTTAATATTCTGTAATTCTTTTTCTTGTGTGTTTGTTAAGAAGTTGAATGTTATATTTTTCTTAGACATTGGTAATATATATGAATATTCACCATTTGAATCTGCAACTAATTTAAATTCTTTAACTTTTAATACTGATAAATCCAATGTTCCTTCAAAAGATTTCTTGGTTGCCGGATCTGTTAATGTTAATGTATATTCCGTACCAAACGCAGTATTTCTTAAAAAGATTAAAATAGCTTGTTTATCTTCCTCAACAAGATCATCATAACTAAGATCTTTATCTAATATCTTTCTTTTTAACAATTCATCAACTACCGTTTCAGATTGTATTAAATTTGGTGACATTAGAATATTTTCATCAGCAGCTGTAAGATAAGCTACTCTTAATGTTTTCTTTCCATTGGAATAGTGTACACCTTGTGATGGTAGAGATACCACATCATATGCAACCATTGGGTTAATATTATCCATAATAAATTAAATTAGTTTGTATTAATATAAGTATAATTTATTAGAAAATCAATGGATTATAGAAAAGGTTCCACGTGGAACGAAAAATCCACCACCCAAAAGGGATGATGGATTTAAATAAATCTATTTTAAAATTAATATTAGTATACTTGGATACATCTATCCATTCTCAATTCAGCATCAATTGTTGCTAATTCATCTTGAGAATAGTTCAAATCACCAAAGTTTAGACTAGTCAGAAAACAACCTTCAAGAATCCATTTTTCGACTACTACTCCTGTTGGATCTAACATTTCTAATTCTACATTCTTTTTATAACCAGCGGCGTAGCCCATTCTACCGGTTACGGATTCAGCATGAAGACGGAACCATTCCATAAGAGCTTGTGATGCTGAAGGACCAATTGGGTCTTTAAATGTAACCTTGATTGGGTCCCAAGTGAATCTACCAGCTACATATGTTGAAGTATTTAAAAATGGTATTTCTGTTGAGTTAATTTTAGCACTAGGACGAGCAGTAGATGTTACATACCATTCGTTAATACCTAAAGATGATGGGAATCTTAAGATAAACCTATTTTTACGTTTCGGTTCATATGGAACCGGCATTTTCATTAATAAATCTGCCATTGTTTTTGTATTATGTTTTTGTGTTTATTTCTTTCCTATAAATATATCAATATGTGAAATAAAATTTATTTACCGAAATACTTGATTTTCTCGTTTTTTTTCGTTAGCTTTTTGCTACTAACTTACTAAAATACTAATATACTAATACTACTAATATACTAATGTACTAATATTCTTGTATTCTATTGTTCTAATATTCTTTTATTCTAATAATTCTAATTTACTGATATTCAATATAATAAATAAAAATGGGGAGGTTTTTAGCCGTCCCCATTTCTATTTCTATTGTAATATTAGATATTTTCAAAAGAAGCACCTGTTGGAGTGATGATGAATTCTACATCAATAAATTCCAATGCTCTTGTAGGTTTGATATAAATTTTACCTCTCAATGTGTTTGCATCAATATCTTCTGGATCGTTTGATACACTTACACGGAAGTCATATAAACCTCTTTCTTTCTTAATTGACTCAAGAATTGGATTAACCAATCTTAAGAATTCTTGTCTAACTTGCTCATCGTTTTGTTCAAACAATAATCTTACAGCTACTGCAGAAATTAACTTTCTAGCTCTTAATAATAATCTTCTCACGTTGATTCTATCTAAAGCTGATTCTCTAACTTGTAACGTTTTGTTACCCCAGATAATTGTACCTGTATCAGAGAATGTTGCAATAGGGTTGATTCTAGCTTTGTAAAGATCATCTCTTTCATCAAGAGTAAGTTTCTTTTGAGCTTTAATAGCGTTAACAAGACCTCTTGAGTAACCAGCGACTGCAAACCAAGGGTAAGAAACATTATCTGTTAATGCAATGTTCTTCAATACTTCACCTGTTGGTGGAATGAAAAGTTGTGTTGCGTTATCAGTATCTCTTACTTGAATCCAAGGCCAATAAGTTGCTGAATAGTTACTATCAAGACCTAAATCATCTAGAGATGATATTGTTTCATCTGCTGTTGTGTAATTAGGCGAGTTAACAATGTATAATGAGTCAGCTCTATCATTCTCAATAATATCAATTGCTTGATTTACTAAAGAACTGTGGTTATTCCAATCAATACCTGGAGTTGCAAATATGTTAATATCTACTGCTTCAGGGTTTGCGTATGTTTCAATACCTTGTAAGAATGCATAGTAATCTGAGTTTCCAACAGCGTTGCTGAATACACCACCATTACCAGTGTGACCACTTACATAAGTTGACTTACCAAATATATAACCGTCACCATTTGTTCTAGTGTTTCTGTAGATGTCCCATCCATCAAAACCACCAAATACTGGCATTGTGAATTTTCTATATGGTGTAGTTGCTAATTTACCTTTACTAGTTCCTTCTAAATCATATGCTGTTGTTTTAAACAAGTAATGACCAGTTATACCAGTTATTGTAGAAGCATTTGTTGATAAGTGGAAACCAAATGTGGCTCCAGCAGCATTACTGCTTTTAAATTTCAACATATCTCTATCATATTCAAAGTGATTATCAGTAGAGAAACCTAAAGTAACTTTTTTAACTTTATCACCATTTGTTGTGTTTGGATTTCCGCTAGCATCATAATATAATACATCACCTGCATCATAATATTTTGTTTTATAAAGA